AACTGATCTGTAAATGTCGCTGTGCTTGCTCGTGCTGAAACGATACGCGGGTCTACTGTTTCGCTATTACGAAAATCAACTAGAAGCGTTGGGCGTACAGCAGGGAAATTGTCTTTAATGCTCATAGAACCTCCGCAATCATTATTAGTACAAAGCCAAGCGCACCGCCAGCAGACGTTGCTACAGCATCGTAAATGTCAGGTGTACCGCGCCCATAGATGTCGTATACCTCTTTGCCAATACCCGCTAGTACAGCCACAGCCAAGCCCGCGTATGCACCGAAGAATAGAGCTACAGATAGGCATAATGCTAGACCGCTAAAGAAGTGTGCTTGTTTGTCGATATCTTTAAATGACATTGTTTAATCCGCCTGCGTGACAAGACCGAGAGCAATCAAGGCATCAATCACATCTTGAACCGATGGCGTTGTCAGTGGAATCGTTGGGCGCAAGGCTAATTGGACAGATGGCAAGTCTTGATAAGCCATCGTACCTAAAAATTGATTCAATGGTATCTGATTTGGGTCTGTACCGATGTCTGTTTGATCTGGTATGTCATTGCCGTTTACTGTAATCTCGCCAGTAAACTGAGGGCTAAAAAGTGTTGCAAACCCGCTGACAGGAATAAAAGCTGCTTCCCAGCTTGTTCCGTTCCAAACATTCATTGCATTTTCTAAGGTGTCAAAATATAAAGCACCAATCAATAAAGCGTTGCCATCGTTGTCTGTCGTAGGTGGCGACGATTTACTTCCCAAATACCTATCATCAAATTGGTCATATGATGCCGCTGCGTTTGATGCACTGGTTGCCGCGCTGCTTGCACTTAGTGATGCTGATGTTGCACTACTAGATGCCGCAATTGCGCTAGCTTGTGCCGCATCAGCATTGGCTTCTGCATTATTAATGTCAACAATATTGGCTGACACCGTGTTAACTGATGCAATGTTGGTAGCTACTGTATTGACGTTCGCTATGTCATTAGACACAGTGTTAACATTATTTATTGATGTAGCTACTGTGCTGACATTAGCTGTGTTACTAGCTACTACATTTACATCAGCGTCAATTGCGGCTACAGAATTAACATTAGAAATGTTGGTTGCTACTATCCCGATGTCGCTCGCATCAGCGGCTACTGACGTAACATCTGCGCTTATGCCAGCCACAGTAGTCACATTGCCAGAAATTCCCGCTACAGTGTTGACGTTAGCGATGTTTGCAGCAACTGTACCAATGTCTGCTTGGTCATTTGCAACGATGATCACGTCCAGAGATATACCTGCCACTGTCAATACATCAAGCGCAATGCCGCTAACCGCTGTTACATCCGAATTAATACCAGCAACGGTGTTTACGTTTGCGTTGTTGTTGGCCACAGTAATTACACTTGTAGATATACCCGCCACAGTAGTGACACTTGTGTCAATGTCTGCAACGCTTGTCACATCGGCTGATATAGCTGCAACAGTGTTTACATCTGTAATGTCTGTTGCTACTGCGTTGACGTTAGCGATGTTGTTGCCAACGATGTTCACATTGGCTATAGACCCAGCTACTGCATCAATAGCCTCTGCACTGTTTGCTGTCAGCGTTAAGAACTCACCGAATTCTTGCTCGGTTCCTATGAAGCCGTTTTCTACCGCAATCTCGTAAGCAGATTCCCCAGTGTCGCCTTTTATGCCGACGTTTACTAAAGTAACCTCAATTACTGTTTCGGTTGCTTCGTTGATGATTTCAATATTTGCGCTCATCTTGTAATGTCCTCATTAACTGCAACAAAAAACGTGCTGCTAGACCTGACTAAATTGTTTTCTGATATTTCAATGTCACAGTTTAACAGTGACAAAGGCCATGATTCTGCCTGAGTTGCTGTCGCAGTTAAAGTAAAGTCGCCAACAGTGCCAAGTTTTGTAACCGTCAATTCCTGAATCAGCACCCCGTTAGATTTCCTTAGTTGTGACCTAATTGTTAAATCGGTTACGTCTGTAGTTACGCCATCAACCTTGTACGTACAAACAAGGGAAAACGTATCGCCGCGCTTGACTTCAATCTGTGACATTGGAAACCTCTTTTGGGTATTTGGCTTTTACTTGTTTAATCATTGAGTAAAAAGGCTCTAGTTTTGTTGCGCCATTGTTGTCCATTGAGTGCCAAAGCGCGTCTAGCTGGTCGCCTAGTGAAGGGTAAGCCTCGCGCCGCAACTTTCGATAATCCTCGGTGTGCTTAAGTTTCAATCTCAAACTCCGCATCTAAATAAGGAAACGCCTCAATAACCACTTTGTACACGCCAACATAATCAAAATCAAATTCTACTGTGATTTCTTCGTAATCGTAAACAGTTGAATTAATGACTATTTTACACGGCACGGGCAAATTGTTTATCACTAATCCGTCAAGGGTTGCAGGATTGTCAGGGCGCAAGGTTGGCTCGCCGTCTAATATGTAGTGCGTTTGACCATCCCATTCGCCATTAACCCAGTCGCCGCCTAGTGATTTATTAAGGTCAATGACAGACTGGTCGCCACTTAAAACGTGATTGATAGAGCCATCGGGTTTATAAAATGTAATTGACATTATTACCTCATGCTCAAAAAGCCGCTAATAACATAATCAAATTGGTTGTTGTAGATGGTTGAGATTGTTGCCGTGCCTGCGCCTACGCTAACCAAAATCTGTTTTGTGGCAGGTGTTCGCCCAAGATTGCCTTCGTTATCTAAAATAAATGATTGCCCTTGGACAATTCCAACTTCGCCGCCATTAACCAAGACTCTTAAAAAAGCGCCTTGTTGTTGTGATCCCCCAATACTTACAATGATTAAAATCACGCCTGCCTGAGCCGCATTTATTGCAAAGCTGACATTTGCCAAGTTAGCTGCCGCCGACGCTTGCACTGTAATCGCATTACCTGCCACGCGCAAAGTATCAATCTGTGCTGTGCCAATTTTAGCTGTCAAAATACTGGCATCACCAATGCGAGCCGTATTAAGTGTGCCGCTTGTAATAACGGCTGCACCGATATTTGCAATCTTTGCGTCAATTGAGCCAACCGCTATTCTGTCAGCCGACAATGTGCCAGTATTAATTTTTGCAGCATCTAACGCAGATATTTTTGCGTTTGCAATTGTTGCATCTTGAATGACTGCACCGTTAACGCTAATTAACTTTGCATCTATCGTACCCGCTTGAATTCGATCAGCACTCAAAAACCCTGTGTCGATTTTAGTCGCGTCTAGGTTTGCAATCTTAGCGTTTTCTACTGCAAGGTCGGCAATCTTAGCTGTTGTGATTTGTGCGTCACCAATTAAGGCTGTCGTAATAGCGGCATTAGTGATTTTAGCCGTGTCAATTGTCGCGTTTGCAATCTTAGCGTTAGTAATAGCTGCATCAGCAATTTTGGCTGTAACAATAGATGCTGTATAAATGTTGGCTTTTTTGATGTATGTGCCAGCTTCAACAGTCACCCCGTCAATAACAGTAGCCGCAGTTAGCACAAAGAATGGAGAGGCAGGGTTTGCATCAACAGCAGACGCAGTCGGAGAAATAGAAAACCTGTCAGCTATAACGATAAAGTCAGAAAACGGAACGGCATTGTTTTCTGTGCTTATTAACCCATAGCCTGAAATATAACCATCGTTGTTAATCTTAACCGTGTATTTATTAAGTGTTTCGGTAACTTCAATCGTGTTGGTTTCAATCTCATCGCGCAAACCAGACTCAAGCAACACTCTTTGAATGTCGCCTTGAAGCAATCCAAAAACTGGTGATAGAACAATAGCTGACAACTCAGCCGTAAACGTTAGGTTGTCGTCACCAAATGTGTCGTATGCGGCTGCTCGAACGTAGTAAACCACGCCTGACTCTAAGGGGTTGCCCAAGTTATCTGCGGCAATATTAACAAAGGCATTCTCACCGTCGGCGACTACATTTGCCGCGCTTGGTGTAAAGCCTTGCGTCTTTGAAGCATAAACCCGAATCGCTTTAAAGTCGTTCTCAATTGGCAGGTCACAGTTAAACCAAACCGAGTTAGGCATTGGCTCCACGCTTGCGTTTTGTAATTGCAAAATCTGCGGGTTGTTAAAAGATACCGATGCAAAGGTAAGCGACTGCCCAGCTTGGTTCGCACTGTACACACGAAACGTATAAGCACGGAAAGCCCCGCCATCTGCGCGAGCGTCTTGCACCGTGTATACATAACTAAGGGTATTCCCGACATTTACTTGCCTAACAACTGCCCCGCTGACGACAATCTCAATCACGTAAGATTGCACGCCAAGCACTGGTGTCCATGCAAAGGTAGCCGCTTGGCTATACTCGCCTACCTCTAGCGTCACCGTGTCTGGTGGGGCAGGGAAGTCCAGTGCTGATAATGTCAGAGTTGACGTTTGGGTAAGTCCTGAACCAGTCAACCCAAATGGTGTAACTTCAACTAATAGCAAACCAGCGTTTGCAACGTCTAACTCAACGTAAGGAACCTTGGCTTCTGTAATTTCGGTTATCAAGTTCCCACCAAGGTAAACCCTGACAAGGCTGTATAAAGTGCCGCCGCCTACGTTCCAAGATGCCGCAACTCGGTTTGTCAAATACCCGTTGACGAACGCCACACGATTAGACAGTGAAAGGTTTGTAACTGTAACGGGTTGCTGTGGCAATACTGTTTCAATCGGCGGTGCTACAAACGTCCCATCCCATGCGTCGTAAAACTCTGAAGGCTCGTCAGTGGCGACAATCTGCAAGCGCGATTCTGAAGCTGGCTGAACAGACAATATTTTTAGCTTTTTGCCCGTAGTTGCCAATGGTGAAAAAGCCCAGCGATGGTCAAGTAAGTTTGCGCCTGACTGTAGGACTGGAAAGTTAACAAGCGTTAGCGTGTCTGATTCCGTTTCACTTGCCGCCACATCATAGGTTGAAGTCGTTCCATCTGGTCGAATCAACATTATGTATTCTATCTCGTCATTGCGAGGCACTGCCCTGTCTAATCTAACTGTAAGCCCACTAATCGTTACAAACCGCCCTGAGTAACCCCACTGGGTTAGGTCGTGCGAGAGCAAAACAACATCACCGCGCTGGCACACAAATCCTTCAAAGTCAGACTGCCAAGTCACTCGACGACGACGATAGTATTGTTGCGCCGCAATGTAGTTGGCAAACTTGCCAGCCATGTCCTCGTCTGTGCAACCGTATAAATCAATTGAGCTGGTGCGCGTTGGGGTCACAACATCAGGCGCAAGGGTTCGCACCTCGTTTTGCTCGTAATCGCGGGTAGGGTCTGAGAACCGAATCACGATTTCTTCGGCTAAGTTTTCGCTAATGTAAGCAACCTCGAACGAATCACGAATGATGTTAGACATACCAAACGTCATTACTGGTGACGCATTGCGCGAATCAAATACAACGCCTAGTTTGCCGCTTGCCCATGTTGGTGATGCGAAACCAGTCACGCCGATAGAATTTAAAACGTCAGCGGCTGTTAGGTTTGTGTCTAACACGCCGTTAAATGACAAACCTTCATCGGTGCAAAAGTTAGCCCATGAAACCAACGAATCAAAATCTATTTGGTTATCAGCCAAGCCAACACCATACATTAGATTACCGTCTGCATTTCTAACGCCACGGGCAAAGTGTGTAAATATATGCGCTGGGTTATCTGTCAATGCCGTTACAAAAGCGGTGCCGTTCCAGAATGTTGACTGTGCCTCAACTATTGCTGACAGCGTTTGGACTGAGCCATTAAGCTGCTCGGTTGCTCGAATAATCAAGCCAACACGGTTTTGACCTTTGTAGTCTGCATCGTCTAATTGATAACTGCGTAATGCTGACCAGTTCGTTTGGCTTTGTAGCTTGCTGTTATCACTGTCAGTAGTTAGTCTGCGGATGCGTACATCGTATGTGTCAGGTGTTAGCCCTTTGATATAAATTGTCGCTCGGTTTGGCTTTTGACTTGAACCAGTTGTTGTAATGATACCTGCTGCGTAAGTAAAGTTATCTCCGTATATTTCGACGCTTGTGGGGTTTACAAATGTTGCGCTTGAAGAAAGTTTAAATTCAATTTCTAGTTCAACGCTTCGCGCTTCTAAATCGCCGCTATTGTTTGCAAAAAATATGACAGACTCTAAATCAATGCCAATCTGGTATGTATCAATTGATGTAGTTCGTGTAATATAACCAGCCGTATTTGTTAATGCCGCACCTGATGCTGTGTCTACGTTAGCAGGGAAGTCAGGCAGTCTACCGTTAACGTCTGGGTTTACAAAAGTAACATCTGAATAACTGCTTAAAGATGTTGTGCCAATTTTGTAATCTGAAGCACTAAGGGTGCCTAGACCAAGGTTAAATATTTGGTAAAGGTACTGGTCATTGCCTCGGTATTCTGTGAATGGCCTTGCAGCGTAATCTAAGAACAATCTATGCGTTCCCATTACCGCTGGCATAGGCTCATAAGGTCTAGCCCTATTTGATCCTCCTGAGAGGCTGTAGGTCGGTGAAACCGCTGGTGGTGCGTTTGGCATACCTTGTGCTTTTGGTGCAAAGAGTGCGCCAACAACCAAAGTACCTGATATTTGTACAGCCGCCGTGAATACTGCTGTTCCTACTGCTAAAGCGGTGCCTGTTAAACCTGCTGCACCTGCTAAAGCTGCCCCCGCATAAGGTGCGGCTATAGCAATAGCTATTAATGCAACAACCATAATTACATTTGAATCGCCGCCGCCGCCCTGCACAGTAGCGTGAACATTTAACATTTGGTCTTGCACTGGGCAAATAATGTCCCAATCTTCTACCGTCAGCATTCTTCCGTCTAGCTGTACAGTGATTGGTTGATAGGGGTCAATACCAGCAGAGATAAGAACACTGCGAACCGTTGTAGCACCGTCAGTTACAGCAAGCAAACTTTTACGCCCAGCAAGTGGGGCAATCGGGTGCGGCTGATAAATTAAATTCAGCGATTCGGCTAGTTTTGTTTGTTCCACTTGTAGTATCCCTCGACCGCTAAAAAGTAACGTTGCAGGTCTCTTATTTTGTGCCTGACTACCATTTTAGCGTTTTCCATCGCATGGAGTACGCTTGGCTCGTTGTCTACTAAACAATAAATGCCAACGTGACTAGGTCTGCCTTTGCATAACATTAAAACAACATCACCCTCAACTGGTGTTTCTGTCTTGATGGTGGCTTGCTTTGCTAAATCCTCAAGTTGTTTGGCGCGTCTTAATCTAGTATTTTCCCTGTAGGTTTTGCAAAACTCAGGTAAGTCACCAGAAAACTGATTTTCAATAACATCAATGCAAAGTGCCGCACAATCAGCATCGCCTAATCTGTAGGGTCTGCCAATGTAGTCCTCTGACCAGTGCATCAAAAAAGACCCGCGCTATTTTCGGGTCTATAACTTATTGATATTGCAGGTTTTGCAAATAGGTTTTCAAAGCCTAGTTCAGCGGATACCTCTAAATTTGTCGCCGCAACATTAAACAAACCCATTGTTATTTCATACTCAATTTGGTTTGGTCGTGAGCGCATAACCTGCCTGAATGTTCCAGTCGAACCGTTTCCACCATCTGTTGTCTCTAGCCAAAACATTAAATCACGTCCAGCATTGCCGATACTAATACGTGCGCGAGGCAACCTGTTTTCATAATCATCAGGCAAAGTGCAATTAAATGGAAACGCTATGTACTCAATGCCGTTGCTAATAATGTTTTGCGAATCATTGACAACCCTAATTGGTGGGTCTAATTCAGGATGGTTAATCTCAAGCAATATTAGCGGTGTTTCTTCTCCGCTTACTTTTGCTAATGTGCTTTTGTATTCTGCTGAATATGCTCTTGGCATTATTCGCTCCAGCTTTCAATTTCGCAGGATATTTCCCACTTGCTCATGCTCGATGACAATGGCCTTGCAGAATAAACGCCACCGACTAAACGAGCTTCAATAGTTGTTTCTTTTACTGGGTCTGTCATATTAAAAAATAACGAGCCTTGTTCTAAGTCATCGTAAACAAATTGCTCAAACGATTGATAATCAGCATTACTGTTAACAAACAATTTAACTGATCGTGTTTTCATAACCCGTGATTTAAACCGAGATTGTCGTGGCGGGCCTGATTCAAACTCAGTTCTAATAATGCCGCTTTCTCTTTGTTCGGCATAACCGTCAAATAAAACAGTAACAAAGCTGGGCAAGGTAGCCATTAAATTGCTCTCCGTAAATTAAAGGTGTTGGCCATTTGTTGTGCTAGTTGCCCGTTGTTTTGTATGTCCGAAGCTATAACTCGTCTGACCATAACGTCTATATTTAACCCGCCATCACTGTTTTGTTTGGCTTGCGCTGTAGCTTTATATCCATCAGCACCTGCTTCATTCTTAATGTTGATGTTTACGCCACCGCCCATGCCACCACCAGTGTAGCCGCCAGAGGCAAATCCTTTATTCATAGCATCCAGCTTGCTTAACCCGTGTCGCTGAGTTGCTGCCTTGCTTAATACAAACTCGCCTTTGTGGACAATGCCAGCAGGTTCAAACTGTCCGCCGTTACCTGTATAACCGCCTTCAGACATTCCCATTAAACTTGTAGCACCTGCGTCAGTTAGTGTCCCTGCGCTGTTAAATGAACCCATGCCAAGGTTTGCCCCGCCAATGCTACCTGCACCAAACGCCCCAGCAATAGCACTGCCGACTGCTCCAATAATGGCAGAAAGTGCCTGATTAGTTTGTGTTTGCAATTGAATACGAATTAGGTCTTTAATCACTGATGAAGCAAAGTCACTAAACGATAGTTTCCCAGTTTCTACAAATCTTGATATTGCTGCGTCCATGTTATTAGTTACGGCGGCAAACATATCACCTGCGGTCATTGCTGAGTTGCTTGCATTCTCTGCATATTGATTTAAAGCCGTGTCCCAACCATAAGAGAATTGACGCTGTGCAGCAATAGACGATTCTGTCTGCACCTTAGCCAACTGTGCATACTGTGTGGCCAGTTCTTTAACACGTTCAGCTTCAGCGTCAAACTGCGCCAATATAACGCCACCTGCGCCAAGGCTTGCCGCTTCTAGTCTAGCCTCTGCAATTTCTTTAAGACTGTCACTGGTGGCCTCTAGCACTTCGTTGATTGATTCTTGAACAGTTCGTTCGTCTTGGGTCATGCCAAGCATCTTGTCGCGGCTGTCCATTATCTCTAACTGGAAATCACGCTCGCGCTTGTACTCATCAACCAGTTTTTTTACAGCATCAAGTTGATCTTTTATTTTGTCGGTTTCTTTGCTATTACCATTGCCTAAGTTTGGAGGCTTTGCAAACACCTCTGGCAAACCTACTGCACTAGCTTTCTCTAGTTCTTGTGCTTGTTTTTCATAAACAGCAAGTTTATGTTCTTCAATCTTTAGCCTACTTCTAGCAGCTTCGGTAAATCCCATAACATCGTTGGACTCAAACTTAACTAATTTTTGATATTCATTTCTTAAGTCATTGACCAAAGATGTTTGTTCAATCACAACTTTTGATGCTTCAGTAAAATTGCTAAAAGACTTTATTCCAAAAGCTGTAATTAATGCTTCACCAAAATTTAATGATGCTTTTTTACCTTCGATTAATTGCCCAATAAACTCATTAATACTTGGCATAAGTTCTGTAACAGCGTTGACTAAATCTTGCTTTAATATTTTACCCAAGCGGGTTAAATTATCGTTAAATTCTTCTGATGATTTTGCTGCGTCAGTAGAAATTACTGCACCAAATAGTTCAGCCTCTTTCCTCATTTCCTCTAAACCGTCTCTGCCTTGGTTTAGGAATGGAATCATCTGCATACCTGAGCGACCAAACAACTGCATGGCCAAGGCTGTCTTTTTAGCCCCGTCTGGCATGGCTTGGAATTTGTCAGCAATCAGCACTAAGGCTTCATCTGCGCTGCTTATTGAGCCGCCGTCAATACCTAGTACATCAAATGCTTTTTTAGCTTCGCCAATTCCTTGAGCAGCATCGTTCATGCCTTTAGTTAAGCGTCCTAGATTCCCTGCCAACTGGTCTGTGGATACGCCAGATAATTCAGCAGCATAACCTAAAGCAGATAATGCCTCTACGCTAACGCCAGCCTGAACAGAAAGTTTAGCAAGCCTATCAAATGTGTCTATTGTTGATTTTGCAAATACAGCAAATGCCGCACCTGCTGCAACAGCTACGCCAGCCGCCTGTTTTGCAAACCTGCCAAGAGAAGCAGATGTCGACTTAAGGGTTTTGTCTAGGTCGCTAGAATCGCCTTTAATCTTAACTGCTAGTGTTCCGATTACGCTCATTTTGCTTGGCCTTGTTCAAGTCGTCATATAGCTCTAAATACTTGTCTTGCTCAGGCTCGCCATTTTTATATGCAATCAGTGCTTTAATCTCGCCCGCTGTCATTGCTCTTACTTCGCTTGGTGCAAGGTTAAATTCTATTACTGCGGTGGCGTATAACCTTGCCCAATTTATGTTGCTGGTTTTTTTTTACTGTCATCATCCATGTTCAGGCAAGCAAATACGATCTGCATTGCCATCTGGATAACCTCGACCCTTACGCCGCCAACGTCCTCAAATATCTTTTCTGATGTAATGTCTTTGACACCAGCGTGCTTAAGCGTCTTTGCAACATACTCATAGGCTATAGACACGGGCGCATCATTAACACTTGCCCGAGTAGCAAATCCAGTAAGCGAAGAACCCTGCACAGACTCTAAATCAAAGATTAACTGCATTGACGGGCGAACCTTGTATGACTCGCCCTTCCACTCAATTTCAATATCTTTGAATACGCTCATTTTTATGGAACCAAGGTTTTAGCAACAGCACCGCTAGACATTAGCGTAGCCGAGAAAGTCACAGCCTCGTTATATGGCTGACCTTCGTTGTAGCTAGACAAAAAGAAATCGCCGCCAAGTGTGTATGAGCCGTAATCAAGCACAACAGCCTCTAGCAGTGACGTAGCCAAAGCCAAACCCATAAGGCTAGCGTCAGTGTAAAGACCGTCTAGCGTGATCTCTACTGACTTCTCACCAGCCTCGTCCATCATACGGCGGATGCCATCATCACCAGCCGAAGTGATGTTAACAGCCTCGTTGTTAATCGTCATTGATGTAGTGCGTGCCGTAGCAACAACACTGCCACCAACAGAAATAGTTACTTTGCGTCCTAATGTCTCAGCCATTTTTAGCCCCTAATTAAAATTCGGAATCGTTGAACCCCGTGTCTAGTAACTCCGTCCGATTCTAAAAAGGTTTCGGAGAACTCAAAATCACAACCTAATAAATTATAACCCTGCACTGTCAAATCTGCTCTATGTAACGCATTATATACAGCAGACATGATTTCTTTGACCTGCGACCTTCCTCGGTATGTAGACCAAGTATGTATTGTAACAGTGGCCTCAAAGCCTCTTTCACCGTCTGTGTCAAACTCTGCAACAGTATCGTCACCAATAACAACGTATGGTGCCGCTGCGTTGTCTGGCACGTTGTCGTACACATTTATAGACAATGCACTATCTAAAGCGGAATAAATAGCTTTTTGAATTTCTAGTTCTGCGCTCATTTCACACCTTTGTCTGTTGTTTTGGCTACAACACTAGCAATTAATTTATTTATTTTACGTCTATTTTGCTCTAAAGCAGGATTAAGAAACGGTCTTGGTTGCATATTCTTAGTGCCAAACTCTAAATGTGGCGCATATTTAACGCCAGTCCCAACATAAACATCGTCTTGTACTTCGACTACAACACTTGAAACAAGTCTGCCTGTGTCAGTATTCGGTGCGCTATTTTCTGCTGATGTTACGTGCTGATAAGAACCGCCACCTTTGCGATACCTTTTTACACTTTTGCCATTTGATTGTTGCTGTATAGATTTGACAGCAGTGCCTCTTACCATCTCGCCGCTTATTAAAAGCGCGTCAGCCACAGCCTTGCCATATCGGTCAGCCATTTTAGCTAGATTTTTTTCTAGTTCTTTGATACCTTGCACACTCATGTTGCTACGCCTTCGTCTGCGTATATCTCGATAAACTTGTTTGCTTCCTCAAGGTTTATCAATGCACGAATCTGCATTAAGCGACCATTAAAATCAATACGGTCTGTGGTGCTTAAATCAGCCCTGTAGCGGATAAATATTCTATGTGTTGCCACAGCCTCAAGCCGTTGAGAAAACAACCTCTCGTTGCCTGACATTGGCTTGATGAAGGCTCTGACTGTCGCGTATGTTGCCCAAGTGTTATCGCCACCACCTAGACCGTCTGGTGTGTACGTCTCACGCTGGATTGTTATGCGGTGTCGTAAAGAACCCGCTGTAATGTCGCAGCACTTCACACTGCCACCTCATACCAAGTCAATTCAGCATAAATAGTTTTAGCGTCATTGGTTGCGCCTGTAAGATAAATTGTTGCGTTACCAGCCAAGGCTATTTTTGCTGCGATTTCGTAAACAATGCCGCGAGTTGCTCTGCTCATAAACTTGTCACCATTCTGTCAACGTTCCACAAATTAGCCGCGCCTGATTGTTTAATCGCATCTACTACGTCACACATACCCCGATGCTCATATAAGTAGGCAGCCATCATCTTAATGCCTAGGGATAACATAGGCGGTATTGTCGCAACCGTTGCATGACCCGCTGTGTAAGTAATTTCTACTGCGCCCATTTCCATTGGTTCAACTCTGGCTGGCTTGCTGTGTAAATCAATTAATGGTGAATCAGCTACTTCACCGTCAATCAAAATGCTGGTCACTGCGCTGACTGGTGTCATTGGCAGGTTAATCCACCAAGACCTGTAAGCAAACATTATGCCAACGCCTGTAAAGCCTGATTGACGTTCTGGGTATCTGTCTGATTTAAATGTGTAGGTGCGGCTTAACAACTCTGTGTTTGTGTATTTAATGCACGCCGCGCACGATGCGAGCAAAAACCCGTTGTATAGGTCTGCGTCTGCTGCGTTGTAATCAATGCTTAGAAAGTCTGCCAGTTCACTAGCAGATACTGGGCTGACTAATGCCTGAGCCGTTGTATTGCTAAACTGATTTGGTCTCAGCCTTTGGTTTCCTGCCTCGCCGCTTAATGATAGGCTTTGTATGTACATCTTGCACCTCGACGATTTCAGGCTTTATTATTTTAGCCTCTCTGACAAAACCCAGCTTTATATATGCGCTGTCGATTTGGTCTAATTGTTCGCCACGCCTTACCAAGTGGGAACCCATTTTAAATGTTTGATTTGCTATATACATAGTTAAATGCCCCCCAGCCTTTTGAGCCGAGGGGCTTTTTCTTACGATGCTGCTACGTCAAATGAACCCTTGGCGTATGCCTTAGGCAACTCGATGGCAAATGCTGCACGTTCTTCAACAAGAATGACAAGGCCATTCTTAACAAAAAACTCACCGTGCTGATCTGCCACACGAACTGACAATGAATCACGCTCGTACAACGTTGCGCCCATTGACCAGTCGCCCAACAAGAAATCACCTTGCTGAACAGCGTTGGTCACAATGACTGGAACGCGCCACAAACGAGCCTCGCCACCGTTTGGAACCGTGACCCAGATGTAATGACCATCTGAACCTTTAGCGGTCTCAAGCGTTGCCCAATCAAGAGGGTTCAAAATCAAACCGTTGATGTTGTAAAAGTCGTTTAGCTGACAAGCAGTCACAGCACCCCGTATGTGGTCAAGCATAGCCAACGGCAAGTCAGCCGCTGATGTGCCTGTGGCAATTTCGCCCACGTTGTTAACACCAGCGTCAGCAAACAAACCCTTGAAGTTCTCTGTCAGGCCATCGCCGTAAAGCATTTGGCTGTCCATCTCAAGGTTTAATCCGTAGACCAAGCGACCGTCAATGTAGTTACGCAGACGGGCAGCATCTGACAAGACCTGACGCGAAGCAACCATGTAATGGGCGATTGTGCGAACTGGCACAGTCTCAAGGCTAAACGTGACATCTGACTTGGCTTTAGCAACCAACTGGTTTACTGGTGTACCATTAACGTCATACTGTGGCGTTGCGTTGTTGGTGAACACGTTCTCGCGCATGATCTCAACAGCAGAATCAGTCACGGGAGTTGAGTTAACCAACTGACGGATAAACAAAGGACGGTCAGGGTTCTTGTAGATTTCAGGGTTACGGAACTGTTGGGTCAATGCCGCAGCCGAGCCTGAAGCCGAGGTAATGTCTTTACGCAACACTTCAACTGGGACGCTGTTACCGCGACCAATTGACTTAGCGTGAGTGTACGCCTCTGAATCGGTATACATTTGACCAAGGGTCTTAGCCTCTGAATAGCCATTAAAGCTAGGACGTGACATTTTCTTTTCAAGTTCAACGATGCGAGCATCTTTGGCCTCGAGTTCTTGGGTCAATTGTGCAAAACGCTCGTTGGCTTTTTCGATCTTATCAGCGGTCTGGCGTGATGCCTCGCCTTGTGATTTGATCTCGTCTGATTGACGCTCAACGAGTTGCTTCATTTCGGCACTGGCAGTATCCAGATGTGCCTTCAGGTCTTTAATGTCCATGATAATTCCTTAGAATAGACGGTTGCGAGCATAAACGCTCAAAGATTTAATAAGGTCAGCGACCTCATCTAACTCTGGCGGCTGCTCGTCAGTCACAGTGCTATGCGGCTGTTTCTGCTCGATCAGTGCCTTTAGATTATCCAACCTTTTAATTAAGGCAGGGTAATCAGATACAGTAGCAAACTCTAAAGCCTGTTCAATACTTTTAACACTAGTAATGATTGCTGCTTCGTTCGCTGGAAATGTTACGGGTGAGAACTCTAGCAATTTTACTTCCCGAATATGCCGAATGCCATCATCGTCATAATCAGACTTGTTTGCTGGAATCATAAAACCGATACTCATACGGTCTACAACACCGTCGCGCATTAGTTCTAATGCTTCATCACCCAGTTGGGTTTTACTTATCTTGCCTTCAACGTAGAGACCGTACTCGTCCTCGTACATTTTCTGTGGCATACCAATTGGCTCGCTATGCTGCCATAACACCTTGATGCGCTTGGCAGGAAATCCCTCAGTGATAGACTTCAAGAACGCGCCACGATGAATAATATCATTTGTTTGGTCTAGGTCAAATGTGCTTGCGTAACCCTTAAAGGTGCGCTCGTCCATATCGACAAGTGATTCTTTTAATTCATACGATTTTAATTCCATCATTTCACCCCGCCATGCGGTTTATTATTTTGATTATATTCTAATCGAACACAAAGACAACAGCACACCTACAATTGATTACCTGCTCTGGACTTCCACTAGGGTCACTTGGATACATTAATTCGCTATCGCCAACAACGAAAGCCTCGTTAAGTCCTACAATCTGCCCGTTTGCGTTTATGTGGTCTTCCCTCGTGCGCTCGTCCTCTGCTGCTACCCATTCGCGCCGTGCCTCTATGCCTGTGCTAATAAATGCTTCATGTACTGCGTAGTTTGCGGATGCGTGTGTTTCTGTTCTTGCTATTGTCTGCGCCCTGCTAGCTGCCAGCATCGGTGCTTGCGTGCGTAGTAGTTGCCCAGTTTCACGCTCAGATAATCCTAAATCTACGCCTTGGCTAATAACTTGTTTTACTTGCTTGATTGTGGTTGCAGATATTTGTGCAATTTTACTGGCACCGACTAACCTTACAAAGTCACGGATAATATTGTTTATCCCAATCGTTGGCTCAAACGAACCGAGCATTGCCTTTTGTTTAACGCCGAATGTTTGTTCAATCATCTGGTCGGCTGATTCTGTCCATAGCTTAGTAAGTAATTTAGTCAGGCGTTCCCTGTGTTTATTTTCGGCTTGCTCTAAAGCTATTGGGTCAGCAAAGTCTACTGAGGCCATTGTCTTGGCAATCTCTTTCTGTGTCAGCCTTTTATACTTAAATGTCAGCCTGCCTAACAAAGCTGATTGAAGGCGTTGTTCGCGTCTTGCGGCTCTACTCGTCATTTGTTCTCGGTGTAAAGTTTCGGGCTGGTGAAAGTATTGCTATGACATTTTGTTCAGAAAGGCTAGGGAATGCTGCCATAATTAATTCAACACCTGACTCATAAGGCATTTGACCATTAACAACCGCTGTAACAATAGTCTGTAGGCTTTGAATCTGTGCGTCATTAAGTGCCTGTCTTTGTACGTCAGTCGCGCCATAGACCACACTCACATCTGCTGTCTCATCGGGTGCAAAATCAATAGATGCTGGTATTACCCCTGTTGGTAGATACCCGCTATCGCCGCCCTCGATGTCGTCAAACCCTAATTCTAACCGTCGGTTTATCTGGTTAAGTGGCACACCAATTGACCAAAGGTTTTTAGCGTTTGTTACTTTTTCGGTGTAGTTTTCCTGCAACGCTGGTACGCTTGATGTGTCAAACCTAACCCTGATCTGGTCTGATGTGCCGAACTCACGCGCAAGGCTTAGGTTAAGCGTCGACTGTATCTCAGACAGTAACGGGATAATTGTATCCAACCAAAAGGTGCGCCTAACATTCTCACCGCTGGCACGGTTAGCGTCACCCATGCCATTTATCATTTCTCTTGGTACGCCGTATACAGCGCAAATCTGTTCCATGCTGTGCTTGCGGGTTTCCATAAAATCTAATTCAGCAGGGGTCATGCTTAGCTGCTGGTACTTAGCCTTTGATAAAACCCATGGAGTACGGCTGTTAGCAATGCCTGAGTACTGCTCACGCACTATCGCTCTGGTCTGTTCCCATTGTTCATAATCCATGTCAGCATCGAAAGAGAATATGCCATCAGGAACGCCCCTATTCTGCATAGAGATTTTCTGCCAACTTGCCGCTGCGTTGTCTACGTCCACGGCTTTACCTGCTGCCTCTAGTGGCGACATACCGTAAAAAAGTGAATCGGGATTTGTATATGCTGAATGTAAAACATCGCGCCCACTGTAAACTTGTCGCCCGTGCTGTGAATATTCGTAACTTGTAATCAAACGTTCACGACCAGGCATTACCCGCACAAAGTTTGGCATTAATGGATACAACTCTAACGGAACACCGTTATCCCCTGCGCGTGTTTTTAACTGGTAAGCGTTACCCGATAGATCTAAGTGCGTAACAAATAAACGCATCATCTCGTTGCGGTCTAGGTCTGGGTTTGGCTGGTCAATAAGGCGTTGCAATGGGTGCCGTTCGTCTTGCTGCCATTTGCCGCCGATATATCTTTCGACCACAATAGGCACAGATGAGACCGCATTGGCTCTTAATTTTATGCACGCATAAACCCAAGCAACAGACTTGTAACCTTCCCTAGATGCTGTTTCTGCATTCCAGTTATTCCATACGGGTTTACTGGTCAAAAAGTCTGGCATTATGCCCGTCGGCACTGCCTTGCGTTTAAAACGATCAAAGAAACCCATGTGGTTCCCCTATAAGATTTTATTAATTTTAGCAATATTTTACGCTCTACCGATAAAAACTGTTGGCGGCTTTTTAATAAGCGGGGCTAATGCATACCTGAGCGCATCAATATAATGGTTGTTTGCGTCTACTATCTTGGGCAAAACGTCACCGCTTAGTTTATCTGTCGCGTATGAATAAAGCCTAGTTTCTCTGATTGTCTGTTTACATCGAGGGTGAATAATGATTTGCTTATAAGATCGCAGGTGTGCGATACCGTCTTCGACTGAGCCAGCCCACTTTTTAACGCCCTCGATCTTTTGCAACCCGTGACGTTTAAGATAGCTTATTGATTCTGGTCTAGCACTGTCAGCCCTGATGGTGTACTTCTCAATGTCAGGTATTGCGTCTTTCACGTATTGCGCTGTCTGGTCAATCTCTAAACCTACCTTACCTGATTCAAACTCGATGTATAGGTTGTCGTCATTGACATAGCATTTAACAGCCGCTGTAGGGTCTTGAGCAAAGCCAAAGTCTAGCCCAATGTATGCACCTGACCAATCTTCAGACGGTGTAAATTCATCGACTGTGACCTTGCCTGACAATATCTGAGCCACGCTGTTTTGCAGGTATGAGCCTTCCCAGATGTGAGCGTAGGTCGCAGGGTCTAGCCTTGTCTGCTCTCTGGTTCTTAATTCGTTAAGCGTTGGCGGGAAGAACGGGTTGTCGTACCAGTTAACCTCGATTACATTGCTGCGCTCAGGCGGCTGCTTTCTAAACCGTTTGTCAACTGGTGAACCGTCTTTTCTTGGGTTCCAGATTACCCACATTTCAGAATTAGGCTGCCTGAATACTGTGGCTTCTAAGTCGAGCCATGAACGCTCTGGTATGTCTTCAGCTTCCTCGACGATGGTCAGGTCAATCTTAGCCAATGACTTAACCGAACTCGTGTTATGGCGTAAACCCTTAAAGATAAACTCTGTGCCGTTTGCGCCACGCAGATAATCAATCCCAACATCGTAATGATTTTCTAGCCAAGGGTATAAAGCAATTGCAGCCTTTAACTCAGCGTGAAAAGATTCCTTGATGCTGGCCTGTATCTCGCGGGTGCAAAGTATTCGCAACGGTTGAGCGTAGCCCCATACGGCTGCCATAAGCGCAAAGGACATAGACTTAGCAGAACCTCGACCACCGAATGCGCCCCTGTAAAGTAACTCGCCACGCGCAGGTGCAAAGACGCTTAACAGTTTTGATGGTAAATCAATCCTTGCTTTCATAGGCGACCAACTCAATCACTGTTGGCTTTAATGTCCCGTCTGTGTTGCTGTGGTCAACGTGCGTAGTCTCGCGCCACCCCGCTTGCGTCTTTAAATAAAAGATGGCTGCTGATACATTACCTGCTTGCGCTTGTGAAATAAGGTTTTTAGCTACATTTCCAATAGCTTTTGATTTGCCCCTTTTATAGGCTTCAGATACTTCAGGCTGGCGCTTTTCTATTTCTATAAGCGTTGTTAAGCTAATACTAAAATAATCAGCCATTTGTGTTTTTGATAACACAGCAGCAAGTGACTCAACTTGGTTTATTTGCTTTTCATCAAACACTATTAATGGCTTACCTCCCCCTTCACCTTGTCTGCCGTTCTTAGCCATTTGACACCTCCGCAAACGTTTTACCTGTTGCTTCTAGTGTAGCTTCTTTGCAGGTTTGGAGCACACGGGTCGGAGTTACACCGCCCAGCACTGGATGGTATCCAGTGTCCTGTTCTTTCGTGCGC